AATCTTCTAAGGCTTCAAATAAACCTAATGCGACGCCTAAGAATGAAGTGATTAAAGCTAGTGCTGAGAAAAGACGAACGACAATACCAACAATTGAGCTACCTGTAATATGGTGGGCAGCTTCTGCCAAGCCATTTAAGGTTGGATCACGTTCTAAAATTTCCATAAATTCCAAGTAAGATCCCGACAAATCCGACCATCATCGAGATATCTTCTGGTGTAAAGTGGATCATAGATCACGCCCCTCTCTAATTAAAGTACTGGTTGTGGTGTAGCTGTCGCCACTGGTTGAGTTTCAAGATCACCAGAAGGTTGTCCCGGCTTCTCTTCCTTCTCTTCTTTTGGTTTCGTCCACTTCCAAATGCCAATCTTACCATTTTGGTAAAGGCTGTTTAATTGATCCAAGGTTTCGCCTTGGTAAGTAAATGGCTCATTTACTTGGATCATGATGCGTTTACCTTCTCCAAATGCTTCGGTGTGGTTTGGATCTTCAATGGTAAAGATTTCTTGTGGTTGATAAGTCTTACCGGTTTCTCCAAGGTCCACAAGTTCAAGACCACGCTTAAATACAGTTGGGTCGAGTGGGTTGTCAACATCGGTCACACGGGCCAAAACGTTCCATTCTGCCACTTCTTTGATCTTCTGGATTTGGTTCGCTTTTTCTTCGTTATCCTTGGTGAGGGCTTGAATCTTAGCAATAGCATCATTGTTAGCTTCGACAGATTTGTCTAACTCTTTCTTGATTGCCACGACTGCGCCAGATGTATCAAGCTCCATGCGCACAATATTTAGCACTGCTTCGACCAATGTCGCATCATCTTCGGTCATGCGGTTTGTTGGCAAAATTTCCTCAAAGACACGGTACGGGAAGTCTTGCTTGATTGCTACCTTAGTAGTGTTAGCTACTGCATCGTATGATTTAAATTGTACTTTGTAATCCATTATTTAGTTACCTCGTTTTTGCTTTTAATTTCTTCAAACAGGTCCTTCAAATCTTTGTCAGACTCTAGGACAGAGCGATAGCTTTCAACTTCCTGAGCGAGTTGAGCTACAAGTTGTTGTGATTCGGTGAGACGAACCTTAAATTCAGCCTCATTGATTGACTTACTAGCTAGTTGGTTTGCTAGTTCCGTGATGATTGCTACATAATTATTTTCGTTCATTAATTACCTCTTATCTAAATCCATATTTATCAAGCACACCCTGTACGTGATTGCCGGCAGCTCCACTAATCTGTCCATAACGTTTCATGATACCAAAGCAGGTCAGGAGATCCCAGAGATACTGACCTATATCTCGTCCACCACTCATATAAAAATGCCGTGAGTAAATACCCTCAACAAAGAAGTCCCCACGGCCAATGTAGTGCTTGACATTATTTTGGTTCATCGGTATCAAATAGGCATTACCGTCATTTGTATTTCCGTGGAAGTTCCAAGGACTACGATAACGACCGTTATTATAGATAAGTACACGGTCACCCACGAATTCTGTAAGGCTTTCTTCTTTACCGTTCCCTTTACCTGACCAGAGCCGAATACCAGCAAATGTTTCATTGTCGTGTCGTTCTACCTCTTTTGGATCTTTATTATGATTCGTCCCGATTACCATCAAGGCTGCATTAGAATCACGAAATTGCTCTGCGATAAATCCGCTCTTCGTCAATTTTATAAATTGAGATGAGTTTGTATCGTCAATCCTTCGAATTGTGCCTGTATTTGAGTATAGATTCAGCGTTCCGTTATCCAAGTCGAAAACTGTTGATCCAGTGTTTGCACTTAGCCTTCCACCTTTGACGTGTTCAGCAGAAATATCAATCGAAGCTAATTGCGTAATAAAGGCTTTTTGGGCCATTAATTCTCTGATAAACGCTTGATTTGCGAGCAATTTCTGAATCAAAGCATAATCAACTTGTAGCTTGTCTGCTGTTACTGCATTACTAGCTAAAACCGGTGTAGTAACCGATCCAGCCTTCATGTGCCCAGTTTCCACGCTCTCGCTTGCGATATGACGGCCCAAAATGGATCCATCAACTACCATGTCACCCTTAACTTTAATCAATTGAGCGATCAAGGCAATGGATTCTGGCTCTTGTACCATTAAGGAACTGATTGTTCTCCCGTTGATGCTCTTTCCAGTGCCAAAGGAAATTTGACTTGGTGTGATTTGGATATCCGTTTTTCTCAACATATCACCAATTTGGTTTGTGATTGTTGTAAACTGTCCATCCACCGTCTGTCTGTATTCAGCAATCTTAGACTCAATTTTAGCCTCTGAAGTGCCAGCTTTATCCAGTGGGCTGGGCCTAAATGCTGGGATCTTAGATCCACGGACTAAAATTGGATTCCGTACCCAAAACTCTCCGTTATTGATAGCATAGATGTAGAATGGGAAATTACCTGTTTTGTTAAACTCAAAATCACGATTGGCAGTGAAATGGAATTCTGCTCGAATCCACCTATCTTTCGGTGTATTTTTGTCAGCAAAACCTTGAGCAAATATGGCAGTATTGTTTGAATGGTTTTTTAATGCAAATGCTAGTCCTTTGTCTACCTCTACACTAGATTTGATCATGTAATCAAATGCGATAGAGTATACATCACCTTGCAAAATACGATCAATATAGATTGGGAAGCAAGGTCCTAGCCATGTTGTGGACGGAGACCCATCAATTTTCATTTTGAAGATTCCGTCTTCCGACCTTGAAAGCCTATTATTATTATTATTATTATTGGATACACTGTATTCAGTTAATGTGTCCGCAAATCTGATAAGATTGTCTGGTGTTGTATCTGTCGCAACACTTTCAAATCTTCGATTGATTCCAGCTACATCTTCATCATATTTAGCTTTTGCTATGTAGCCTTGCTCTAGAATCTGCCTTGTTGCTTTCAGGGCATCAACTGCAGCCTTCTCAGAGTAGGTCTGCATGCGCTGTTCAAGTTCGCCATTTGGACCAGCTTTGCTCTCTAGTTGTGTTAATTGGGTCGAGAGACCTTGGATAGTTCTTTCAAAAGTAGCTTGAGCCTGTGTTACTAAATATTCTTGATCTTCAAGTGCTGGTTGCCACGGCCTTTTTTGAGTCCCTTTATAAAGGTCAATTTCTGCAATATATAAATCAGATTGACCGCCATTTGTTCCGTTATTATTAAAACGTAAATAGGCATTATCAATATCTCCGGAATTAAATTGGACTGATACACTTTCTAGTTCACTAGTGCTTAATTTTTTACCATTAATCAACTGTTTGACAATGGTGAAGCCTTGGGTTTCACCGTTACGACGGCCAAGGATAAAGACATCATAGGACGTCAAAGCCGAATTATTAAAACCCCTAAAATTAAGGGTATAATCTGTATTTTTTTCTAATAAGAACCGGTTAGAACTTATTACTTTTTCGGTTTGGTCATTATTAGAGAAAATAAGTATTGGTTTTGAGCCGTTAAAATAGAATGGATGGTTTCCTATTTTTGCAATCCCATTGCTACCAAAATATTTCGTACCTTCTTTATAAGCAGTATCACGAATTAAGTTAGGCCCACCGATTGTCGAAGAGGTAAGTTGCTCTTTAATTCCATTCACCGTCTGCTCGACATAAGAGCGATCTGCTTTGCCATTGGCTACATTGATCAGGTCAGATATGGCTTTCTCAGTCGTCTGCTCAAAGCGTGATTGAGCGCCTTGGACACCGACAAATTGGCTTTGCGTTTGAGTTTTGAAATCATTGATCAGCTTCTGGATGTCTGCATCACTGGTTTTTAATTGATCAGTAGTAGCTTTCAGTCCTTGCATCTTGACTTCAATGCCATTGTATCGAGCCCTGAACTCTTCTACAATTTCATTTTTGTTTGCTTGGTTTGCTGCATTGATTTTCTCAGTTACTTTAGCCGAAATTTCCTGCTTGACCACTTCAGCTTGTGCTTTGGCTTGCTCAATCCCGTCTGTGATTTTATGTTCCAGCTCTTTCGCTTGCTTGTCATACTCAGCATTAGCATTATCTACAAGCTTCTGCACTTTCGCTTCATATTCTGCATCATAAGACTTCATTTTCTTGTCAACGGAGTCATTGACCATTCCTGAGATAGAGTCTGCTAAAGTTCTAGCAACTTCGCCAAATCCGATGCTGACAAGTTTGTTGCTCATTGGATTAAACTTGTATTTCGTGATCTTTTTTCGCAAATCGACATCGTAGCTCTCGTGGAAGATGCTCACGATATCGAACATGTGTACTGGTTGATCTGCCTGGCCTACAACATCAATCTCAAGGCTTTCTTCGATCATGTCACACAGAGTTTCACGGAAATAGCGCTTGCCGTATTCCTCAAGTGTTTTTTGATCCACTACATCCTGATCTTGTACTTCCATATCTGCTTCGTAGATATGCTTGTATTTATTAATCAGTTGGCTATCAATGGTCACGGTTAGGATCTGATCTTTCTTTCCTTCCTCATGCGCTTCGATGACCTTTTTAAAATGGATCCGTGTTCTCAACTCTTTAGTGGATTTCGATTCTTGAAACGACTTCATGTTTTTCTTGTAGGCAAACAATGATTCGTTTTCGATTCCACCATTTTCTAGCAATCGGACACTGTACTTATCCCGGACAAGATCTCCACCCCACTGCCCAACGATGGAATGCTTGTCTTTGGCCAAGGCTTCCATCGCTGAGATATCTTTAAGATTGAGGGTGTGTTTTGACATCACATCGGAAAAAAATGTGAATGGTGTTTCTCGTTTAAATCCGGCAACAAGCGCATTCATCACAGTTGCTCCATTCACTCGATCGACATTGATCTTGTTGATGGAATATCCATTAAGTAATGTTGCTACTTGATTGGCATATACAGTGACATATCCGTGTTGCTTTTCGACTTCGAAGATACTAAAGTACTGTTCTCCGTGCAAGTCATCAGCAACTAATTCTGTTTCTGGGGTTAACAATGCCCATTTGGGGTCTGAGGTTGGAAATTTAAAGGTAAGTTGATAGGTGCTGTTAGCTTCCTGGACAATTTCAGAGCTAAATGCTTCATTAAGAGGGAAGTTACCCTCTTGCAGATAGATCATACTTTATACCTCCAATTTC